GTAAGGGCGTTTTGATTATTTTTCACTTCCAATTTATGTAAATTAATTGGGGGGATTTGTTCGCATTTCTTCCCTTTTCTTCGCTAACTCAAGTAGATATGATTTATCTATAAAATCATTGTCTGCTAATTTGTGATGTTCCTTACATAAACAAATCAAATTAAAGTTATTTAGTTTTAACTCTGGTTTCTCTATTAGTTTATATATATGATGTACTTCTACATCTTTATAGTTATATCTACCTTCATCTTCACATACAGCACATAAGTATCTGCTAGCTTTTCTTATTTCTTCGCTTTTCTTATGCCATTCATCTGTATTGATGAGCTTATAATATTCTCTTTTACGATTGTATTTCTTCCAATCTATTGGCTTTCTACCTACGTTACACTTATAGTTTATATCGTGTACTCTGCCACATCTAGAACAGCTTTTATACAATTATATTCACTTCCTTTTAATACGTAGCTCATAACTAGAATTTGAGCCTTGCAACAAAGGATTTATATGAACAAATTATATTACATAGCTTGAAGGTTTTTATTAATGCTTGTACTGGTGTTTATTATTAAATGGTGTCTAGTACATTTAATATTAGATTTTTAATACTTGTCCAGCATAGATTAAGTTCTTATTCTTGATGTTGTTTTTAGCTACTAAACTATCTACACTTGTATTGAATTGCTTTGCAATCTTTGTTAGATTATCTCCAGCTTTAACTACATAAGTTGTTTCTGTATTGTTTGTTGGTACTTTTAAAACTTGCCCAACTAAAATTAAATTTGGATTTGCAATATTGTTTATTCTTGCTAGCTCTTGATATGTTGTTCCATATTTAGATGCTATCTTACTTAATGTATCTCCAGCTTTAACTACGTATGTTCCTTGTGCTGTTGGTGTTGGTGCTGGTGTTGAATTACCTTTTACTTTTAGCACTTGTCCTACATAAATTAAATTTTTGTTTTTTATGTTGTTCCATTTAACTAGATCATCTACACTAACGTTAAACATTCCACTAATTTTGTTTAGTGTATCTCCAGCTTGCACAATATATTCATCTTCGCTTGCTGGTGCTGTTTCTGTATCGTATTGTGTTAGATTATATGTTTCAATTAAATTGATTAGTTTACTTGAATAGCTTGGATCTGTTGCATATCCATCTTCTCTTACTTTAATACATACATCTCTGTAATTGTAATTGCCTCTTAAATTAGCATATCTATCATATCTGTTAAATAAAGCACTATGATCTTGAATGCTTTGTAGCCAGCTTGGATACTTTCTAAATTTATCTTTAATAGTTATCCATTTTCCGTTCACGTATTCTTGAGTATTAAATAAGCAATATTGTCCGTTATATTCTCCTTTAATACCAAATAAATTATAATTTGGTGCTTGTGATAATGCACTTCTGCCCCATCCACTCTCAAGTATTGCTTGAGCTATTGTTAAAGAAGCTAATATATGGCTTGTTTGCATATCTTTTTGAGCCATCATACCTATTGTTTTAATAAATTCTGTGTTATTCATTTACTTCATCTTCTTTCATTTTTTTTGCATATTCTGCACTTAATTTTGTGATGATTACACCAACGCAAGTTGCTAAAGCATTGATGGTAATAACAATTTTATCTGCGTTATGCCATCCCCAAGTTTCGCCTAGAGTACCAACTAATGTTGCAATCGCTGGAATAACTATTAATGCAGAAATTTTTATTACATCATAAGTTTTATTGCTCATTTAAAGCACCTCCTTTTATATATAAAAAAAGGAGCTACATCTTTCATAGCTCCTTGTCGCAGTTCGTATCTTTTTACACTATTATTATATCACTTGTTTTATGACATTTTAAGTCATCATAGATTGTCTTTGATTTCTTTTAATTTTCTGCATATTTGTCTTTGAGAATATGGTATTCTCTTTTCTATTTTGTACGTTGATAAATTTTCTAAATAATAATACACATAGATTACATCATTCCAATCTTTCGATTTCCTTAATTGTTCTTCTTTGAAATTTAAAAGCTCTTTTCTAGCATCCAAAATGCTCTTTATTTCTATTAATCTTTCATCTATTTTACTTTTTTCTTTAATTTCCAGATAGCTATCAAATGAATTTTTAATAGCTCCACCTTTTACTCTTTCGTTTTCGCAATCTACGGATTTTGGCTGTGTCATTTGAAATAGTGTTTCTTTTTCATTAAGTAAAATATTATATTCTTCTTGTGCATCGTTAAATTTGTTTAATATCTCTTGGTACTCTTTATAGATCATATTCCACCTCTAAAATTTCTTTTTGAAACATTGTATTTAAAATTTTTCTAAAAGTTGTTTTATTTCATCTAAATCTTTACATAGTTTATTCCAATATTTTTCTGGATTTTCTTTATATTCTTCAAAAGTTGGATTTTCCTTTATATCTTCTTCTACTACTTCTACTTCATCATTTAAACGTTCTTTTAATAATTCACCAGTTCTAGAGCTTAAAACTCCATAAAATAAATATAACTCACATCCTTTTTCATCATTTCTATAATCTTGATCATCTTCATCAAAATATCTAGTTACATTTTTGTATTTAATCTTTTGTGGCACTTCTTCTCCATTTGCCACTTTATTTAATAAATCTATTATTTTTATTTTCATCTACTCTACCTCCTCAAATCTATCTCTTAATCTTATCTGGTCTTGTAACCATTCAATGTAAACATCTTTTTCGTTATTATCGTTTATATATTCTTCAATTTGTGTGTCTTGTTGATCTATTTTAGTTAAAGCATTGTCTAGTTCTTTTTGTATTCTAAAATCATCTATTGCTAATAAAATAAAAGCAACAATAAAATATGATGCCATAATTGCTAGTAACCATATATCTTTTCCAGTTAAATGATTTTCATATTTATTCATACTATCCCTCCTCTAATAGTTCTGTTAAAACATCAATATAATTTACATACATATCATTTATTTTTTTGTTTTTTGCAATTGATCTTTTACGATTATATTCTTCTATTTTCATCTTTATATAAGTTTTTGTTATACATTTTTCTTTTGATGTACAATCATAATGATAATGTGGACAATTTTCACATTTTTTATTTAATTTATTCACTGCCATTATTCTTGTTTCTCCTTTAAAAGTAATTCTTGTTCTTTTAATTTTAAATAACTTATATCTTCATCTGTTGTTCCCATTCTTTCAAAATAATTTATAATTGATTTAAATTTAATTTTAATTTTGTCTTTTGATACTCTATCTTTTAATTTTTCTAACAATTCAATATATTTATTCGTTCTTGCTATTAATTCTCTTTTTGTGTTTTCATACATATACTCTAGTTCTTTTACTTTTTCTTCAAGTTCTTTTATTTTCTTGTCTTTTTCTTGTATTGTTTGTACTAATTCTATTTCGTTATCTCTGTCCATATTGCCTTCCCTCCTTATTCTTTTGGCATTTTATAAACATAGTCCCCATCCATTTTAACTACATTTAGTCTATCATCTATAACGCAAACTTTCTCGTTATTTATTAGCTCTCTCATTTTTTGTATATCGTTTTCTCTTAATTTTCCCTCAAATTTAAAAACTCTTTTTGGTATCATTGCTTCTTGTATTTCTTTAAGCACTTCTAATGCTCTTTCTTTCGTTTTATAAGTTGCTATTATTAAGCCATATTCAATTTCGGTATTACTTTTTACACTAATATCTGTTCCAGTAACAAATATTCTAGCAATGGCATCCATATTAATTATTGATTGTTCACTTTGACTAATTATAAACATTTACTTTTCCTCCTTCTCAATTATCAATTTACCATCTCTAGCAACTACTTTTAGCTCATCTGTATCATTTATATTTGCTTTTAATACTTCTTCTTTTGGTATGATAATTCTATAACAATTTAACTTTCTTTCTCCTTTTGGTGTGTAATAGTACATTTTATTTAGCTTTGGCATTTTATACCCTCCTTCATTTTTTCTTGCTCTTTAAACCAATTTAATTTGTCAATTAAAAATGTTTGTATCTTATCTATTTCTTTATTAAATCCAGCATTATTTATTTCTGCTAATTCTAATCTATTTCTTATTCGTGCTAGTAGATCTAAATCCATTTCAATAGCTACTTTTGTGCTTCTGCATTCTTGAAATCTATATTGCAGTAAATACACATCATTTAAAAGCTCTTTATTTTGGATTTCATTTAGCTCGATTTCTTTTACTAATCTATCTGCTTTATTCATCATTGAATATTCTTCTACTATCTTTTTAGTTAAGCTTAAGCAAAAGCTCCAAGCTTCTTGCATATTTAAAAATTCATTATCTGGCATTTCGTTCCTCCAATCTACTCATAATAAAGCCAAATGCAAACATAATTGCTATTACAGCTATTGCACATAGCAATGTTTTTAAACTATATTTAATTGGCTCTACTAAACCATAATACTCTAAAATAAATTCTCTCATTATTCTTGTTCCTCCTCAAATAGTTCTTTTAAACTATTTGAAACAGCTTCTTTTAGCGTTTCTTTATCATAAAAAGATATATCAAAATTATTTAATTCTTCTTTTAAATTTTTTATTTTGCTTTTTGGTATATAATTATTTTTAAATTCATTTAACATATCTATAATTGGTGTATCTTCACTTATTCCTAACTCTTTACAAGTAAAACTTAACCATTTATAGAAAATTTCTATTTCACTTTTTCTTTCTTCATTTTCTTTTTCTAGTTTTTCTATTATTTGTGTTAAATAACCAATTTCAAATAAACACTCTTTTTCAAAATCGTTTGTTTCTTCAAATTTATTATCTCTAGTAAAATATTCGTGCCTATCTTTTATTTTCATAAAGACTTTCTTTTCTTCTTCTGTCATATTACCACCCCAGTTCTTCTACTTTCTTGTTTATTGCTTTAAGTTCTTCTAAAGTAATTATTAAATCTTTACTTTCAATTTTACCTTTAGTAAAGGAATATAAAGAAATTGATATTGTATGATCTAATTTCTCAAAAGCTATAATATAATATTCTCTTGGATTTTCACTTGTATGACCATATTCAATATAATTTCCTTCCTTTAATACTCTTTTGCTATAACCTAAAGTTTCAAACATTTCATCTGCTGTCATTTGCTATTCCTCCTTTTTCAAAATCCCTTTTACAAATTGATCTACACTTATATCTAATATCCTACTCATTATGTAAATGTGTTCTAATTTAGGTATATATTTTTCGTTTACATAGCAACTTATAGCTATTCGGCTTAAATTACACCTTAACGCAAATTCCTTTTGTGTCATATTTCTATTATTTAATTGTTCTTTTAACCAGCTCATTTACTTTACCTCATAAGTGTTTCTTTCTATTGCATCGTGTGTTAAGATGCTTTTTATTTGTTCTTCTTTTATTTCTCCATCTTTAAAAATATTTTGCTGTACTATATCTGTTATTTCTTTTCCGTTTACAAAATCTCCAGCTTCTAAAATATTTTTAATATTAAAGCTATGTTTCTTTATTTGATACTCTGGAATAGCAAAAACTCTGTTTTCGCATATATATAATATCTTCCCATCTGCATCTTGTGTTAAATCTGCGACTTTAGAAATAAATCCAAAATCATCTCTTACGTATTCTCCAATTTGTATTAAATCTTGTGCTAATTCTTTATAGATCCCCATCTAGATCATCTCCTTTCTCTTTCAATCTCTCACATACTAATTCATAATGATATAAAAGTTCTCTGTATTGTTTATCTAAACCTAAATAAGCAACGCATAAGAAAAAACATAATACTCCTAAAAATACTTTCATCTATTTAACCTCCTTTGAAACGTATGCTTTACCATTAAGCATAATAAATAAAATTCCTATTGCTAATGAGCTAAATATAGCTGTTTGGATTGTGTTTTGAGTTAGTCTTACTAAATATGATGCTAGCTTTGCACTAACCAAATTTAAGCCATATAATGCTCCAACAAAATTAGCTATCTTCATTAAGCTAAATAACACTTTAAATGAGTATCTAACTCTTGCACCAGCTCTTTTTCTTCTAAACTCTTTAGCTTTTTCCTCTGTTACTAAACCTTTCATTTTCTCCACCTCCTATTTAAATCTTTCATAAAATCCTTCTGCACTAGATATTCTATAATCTATATGTGCATATTGTTTACTTGGTCTTTCAAATCCCCAACAAAAAGCTTCTGTTGCTTCTCTTACGGAATTTGTATTATAGAATACATATTTATAATTTTCTGTCCATTGTGTGTCCATTTCTATCATTAAGTATTCTAATTGCTTGTAAATATTGCTTTTTTGTTCTCCAGCATATAATAAAAAAGACTTCTTTCTTTCAAAACTCCATTGAATAAGTCCTATACCTTCGCCATTGCTTTCTATTAAGTTTTGATTAAATCTGCATTCTTGTTGGATGTTTCCCATTATGCCAGCGATCTGTACTGGAGTTAAACCTTTTTCTTTTAAATAGTACCATACAATTTCTTCATTTGTTTTAGGTACACCATTTGCATATATAATCTCATTTTCTATACGCTCTAATTCAAACGTATTTGCCTTTAAATCGACTTTTAAATCAAGGCAAGGTATTTTCATTCCTACCACTATTATAGTTATTGCTATTGCTAAATTTCTTAAATACTTCCTCATATTATCCTTTCATTAAGAAATACCCCTCGTTGTAATAACATTTATAATAACCATTGTTTATTTTTATACATTCCTCTATTCCTTTTAGTAAGAATACTGGAATACTTGCAATAACTATAATTCCTTTTATAAAATTCTTAATCATATATCCTCCTTCTAACCATCTTTAACATTCTTTCACAATCTTTTATTGTGTACTCGTGGATTGTGCCACACTCTGTTCCAGTACACACATATCCTTCTTTCAAATAAATCCAATAATCTAGATCTCTATGCCCAGCATCGTAATTTTCTTCTCTATCATAGCTATCTATAATATCTTTGTATTTCTCTAAAAGTTTTTTAAATCCTTTGTTCATTTTGCCACCTCTAAATATGTAACTCTGTTTTACAATATTTTTCATAGTTTTTCTTGTTTGTATAGTATTTTATAGTGTCTGCTAGATCATCATCTATCCATATATTTATATCAATATAAATTACTTCCTTTTTGTTCATTTTTCTTATATATTTAATTGCTTCTGTTTTTGTTCTAAATCCACCTTCATAATACCATTCATAATTTTCTGCATCTAAATATGCTACTTCGTACCATTTCATTTTGATTTCCTCCTTTTATTGAAGTTCAATAACTTCTTTAATTTTGCCACTTTTAGTGCATACACAAGTCCATACTTTTCCGTTATCTTGTCTTTCCATAACTTCACAAGAATATGTACCTTCAAAATCTGGCCAACAATCTTCAGTAAGTGCTACAAATAAATCTAAGCCTTCAACTTCCTTTTCCATATACTTAATAAATAATTTAAGTATTTTTTGTTCTAATTCTTTCATTTTGATTTCCTCCTTCCTTAATCTATATTTTTTACAATCCATCTTGTATGTTTTCTTTGGATATTATAGCCACCAGCTATTATTACTTCTACTGCACAAGTTCCGTTTTCTCCTTCAAAGTTATAATTATATCCACCTAAATATTCAACTTTTAAAATTTTACCTATTTTGTTTTCTACTTTCTTTTGTAGCATTTCATAATGTTTTCTAACATCTTTTTCTAAATGTTTTTCTGTATCTCCATAATATTTTCTGTACATTCTTATATAGTACATATTATCATCTGTTGCTTTAAATTCTTCTTCTTTCATTTTTAATTCTTTATGTTCTTCCATTCTATGACTATTCCAAGCATCACAAATTAGTTTGTCTAATCTAAAATATTCTTTTTTAATTTCATTGTATTTTTTTATTTCCTTTTTTATATCCTCTTGTATCATTTCTTCAATTTCTTTCATTTTAACCACCTTTAATATATTCCTTTCTCTTTTCTTACTTATATTCTACCACTTATTTCCAACGTTGTCAATACCTTTTTGTGAAAAATTTAACAAATTTTAAAAAATGTAAAAAAAAGGCTAGAAATCTAGCCTTAAATGTATTATAATAATAGTGATCAATAAAAATAATTATTGTATTTCTTTAATTTTTTTTAAATTAATTTCTTTTTTCAATAAGAGGTATGCTTTTTAGTATATCTCTTTTTTTATATGCTAAATTCATGTTTCCTCCTAAAATGGCACTTCCCTTGAAGCTTTTACCTTTGCACGATAGCTTCTGCCTTCCAGCTTCATTATTTCGCACATCTCATTTATTCTATCTATTGTTTTATCTGCAACTCCTCTTTGCTGGATGAGATCTATTAAAGAATAGTTGCTAGTAAATATAATAGGTTTATTATTATTGTATCTTTTATTTATAACATCAAATATCTTTTCTTGTAGCCATAAATCTTGGTCATTTCTATTTACCATCTCTGTACCAAAATCATCAATAAATAAGAAATCTATATTAGCTAATTTTTCAATAAAATCATATTCACTTGCATTTGTTTTCCCAAATGTACTTCTAATATATTTGGAAATCTCACTAAAGTTAGTGAATAATACACTATAATATTCATTCATCATTTCATTTGCCATACAAGCTGTCAAACGTGTTTTTCCAGTACCTTTTGTTCCATATAGGTATATTCCTATCCCTCTATTTAAAACAACATCTGCGACTTCACAATATTTCTTACATCGATTAAATACCTTTTGAAATTGCTCATCTGTAACATCTGTATTTTCAAATTTAACTTCTTTATATTTATCTCCCAGCAATGAATTGCAACGCAATTTTTCTACCCGTTTTTGCTTCTCTTTTTGCTTTTCGATTTCTTCCTTGCGTTTCATTTCCTCTGCTTTACATTTACAGATACATCTCACTTTTTGAGTTATACCAAAGCACGTTCTTTGAGTATTACATTTCTTGCAGTAAATATCTCCATCTTTGATATACTCTGTTTCTGGATCAAGTGTTTCTAAAATATTGTTTTCTTTACGTTCAAATTGAAAAATGTTGCTTATGTGTTCCATATTACTCATCTAATCCTTCCAGCCATTCTATTTCTTCTTGTGTGTATTGTCTTTGCGTATAATTTTGCTGTTTAAAGTTTTTAGTTGCTTTTGCCTCCTTTTTAAGCTCATAAATATCACTCCAATTATTATTAATTGAATTGTCTAAAATCGCTATTTGCTCATCTGGTATAGATGATAATTTGTTAAGTTTATTAAGTAAATTTTTTAATGCTCTATCTGTCATAGGCTTCTTAATCAATTTACGCATTTTAATAAATTCATAGATAGCCTCTTTAACATTTTCATTTTCAATATTTTGATTTATGATTTCATCATATCCGTTTTCGGTCTTTCTTTCTTTCTTATTTAAATTTAAGTTATTTAAGCATTTATTATTTATTTTTAAAGCATTTGTATCTTGGTTACCACTTGTTGCTTCTGCTAGTTGTTGGTTTTGAGAGTTGTTGCTCTCTACATTATCACATTCTTCAACTTTAATTTTTATATCTTCTAATTTCTTTTGTGTTGCTAGATATGATAACTCAATATACCAGCCTTCAATTTTTCCATTTTTTCTTCTTTGGATGATATTAATCAATCCATTTTCTTTTAAAGTTGCTTTAGTTTTTTTAATCTTATCTGCTCCCCACTTCAAGCATTTCTTTACGTATAAATCATTTGCTCTTATTGAGTTGGTCTTTTGCCATTTAGCAGTTTTATAATAAAAAACATATAAAGCAATGCAATCTGCACAATTTTCTAATTTAAATAACGTTTCAATAGTTGTTCTATTTAATATTAATAGATCATCTGCAATATCGTTTAATTTTATATCTGTGTTCATTTCCTCTTTCTTTACCTCCTAATTCTTTCAAAACAGCCTTTAAATTAAGTTTTTTGGTTTCAATGATTAACTTTACTCTTAAACACATATTATTCCTTTAAAGTGTCAAATTGAAACACAATAAACGTAAAAAAAAGACTATATAGAATGTACTAGATAGCCCAAGATTTAGATTATATAAAAATATAATCATAGTACACTTATTACTGCTTTAGTAGGAGCAATTAAAGGGTTTTAGATTATATAAAAATATAATCATATAGTACACTCTATATAATCTTTTTTCACTTGGGCTACCATTAGTATATCATCATTCGACAAATTTGTAAACATTTATTCATCATTTGGTTTCTTTTTGTAACGATTAAGAATAAAACTTTGTCTTTTCTCAAATCTTTTAACAAAAATATCTTTATCTGTGCAAGTGTGTTTTATTCCTCTTTCATCTATTCCAATGTACATAAAATATCCGTTTTTATCTAGCTTTGAAATAATCTTGCACTTATAACCATCAATTTTAATTTCATCTCCCACATTATAGTTATCACTTTTAAAGTCATTCTTTTTTAATGTACTTTGTTTAATTTTAAATAGTTCCATATTTCCTCCTCTTAAAGATAATTCTCTCCATATCTTTCAATAAAATCTTCGATGCTCTTACCATAGTATTCTAGCCATTTCTTTTCTGCAATTCTCTTTAATTTTAAATCTAATAAGTGTCCATTCTTTGAATGAACAGCTAAATTAGATCCAGTATGATGCCATATACACAAAGGCACTATAAGTCCATCTTGGTCTGCACATTTTCTTTTACTACCAAATAAAACGTGGTGCATTTGGATATTATACTGCACTTTGCATACATAGCATTCACTTAAATTTTTAGTTATAATACTTTTCATTTGATGCCTCTTTAAGTCTGTATTTCATATAGCAAACATCTTCTTGAAATCTGTTTTTAGTCTTAATATACTCTTGCTCAAATTCAATACCTTCTTTTTTCATTTCGCTTACTCTTGTAGCTAGCTTTGTAATACCTAAATCTCTAAAAGCATCAAGTGGAGTAATGCTACCAAACTTATTTAAATAATCTAAAATTCTTTCACTTTGTTTCATTCTTCTACCTCCACAATATCTAAAATAACTTCTGTTTGTTCGCCTTCTGCAAATGTATCTGTGAAGGCTGTAACATATTTTCGATTATCATCTTTTAATTTGCCAAACTCAACTAAAGCATCTAAAATAAACTTCTTTGCGTAGCAAATATTATCATAATCTCGTTTTTTATTTTTTTCTATCCAATGAAAATGGATTTTAAGAGGCTTTTCAAATTTAGGTAAGCTTCTTATATACCAGCCAATTTCTAATTGGATTTTTCGCTTCATATTAGCTCCAGCATAACGATTTTTTCTGCATTCATTTACGTATTCATTGAAGCTTGGAAATTTGTAAGGAATAACAAGTTTCATATTCCACCTCCTATCCAAATATTTTTTTATATTTTTTAATACAATTATTTATTCCAACATTTTCACTAAAGTTTTTACTTGGTATAAAGCATTTACCAGTATAGCTCCAATAACTCATTACTACTTTTCCTTCTTTGAGTAAATTAAAATGACCTATACTTTCATTACATAACTTATAAGTTATATTATTTTCTTCAAATTTCTTAATAGCATAATTTAGTCTATCATCAAAACAATTTTCTCTTTTTTCTCTAGCTTGTTCTTTTAATATTGGAGCCACATCGTGCCAATAATAAGCCATATTATCATTACTCATATTCCACCTCCTTTCACTTATTCACATATATCTACTATATGTTCACATAGCTTATAAGGAATTTTGCCTCTTTCTATTGCACCTTTTAGTCCTTGAGTTCCAGTTTTACTTCCTCTTGGTGCTGGCTCGTGGCATTTATCCCCATTTTTACAAGGTGGTTTAAATTGTGGATTTGGATGATTAGTCCATATATCTGTTGGCTTCATTCTTGTATCTCCATATTGACAATAAGTAACAGTATATCTTTTTAAATCTTTCATAAAATCCATATTTCTTAACGCACCTCTAGGATTTTCGATAAAGTAATATTTGGGATTTAATTCTTTTATTAGTTTTAAAACATATTTATTTGTTTTATCACAAAACTTTGCATAATCACTTATAGGATCTAAGTTTCCGTTCACTATATTCTTAATTCTATGGTGCGAAATTCCAGCAACAGAGTATGTTGTGCAGTCTGGGCTTGCCCATATTACATCTGGAATACCACCACATAATTTTATAATATCTTCTGCTGTAACGTTATTTATATCATCATAAAGGCTTATATTTTCAAAGTCTTTATTCCACTCAATACTAAAAGCTTTATGCCCTCTTTTTTCAAAAGCTTTGCTTATACATCTTGTGCCAGCAAACAATTCTAAAATTTTTAACATTTTCCACCTCCTTTAGTGTCTATTTGAAACGTTAATCTGCTAAATTTGCACCAAATTCTCTTTGAATTTGATTTTCTAGCAATCTCATTTGCAATTTAATTGAATTGATAGCCTCTAAATTGGCTTTATAAACTGCTTCTGCTACATCTCTTTTAAATCTAGCATCTGCTACTGCTGGAATGCCATAGCAAGTCTTGTCTATCATTCCAATAGCCATTCCACTATCACGCAATTTTAAACACTCACTTCTTAATAAAATTTTATAATCTCTTTCTGCTTGAGCATAACTTGTACCAGATTTTCTTAATTCTTTAATTGATATATTTAGCTCGTTTATTTTTTGTTGTAGTTCTTGATATAGATCCATTTAACCACCTCTTAAAATGGTAATTCATCATCTTCAATTTCATAGCCATAATTTTCTGTTTTTGGTTGATTGGCTTCTGGCTTTTTTGAGCTTAAAAACTCAACTTCATTTACAGATACATAAGTTTTGAAATTCTTAATACCATCTTTCTCGTAGCTATCTACTCTTAAATTACCATATACAGCAATTAGACTTCCTTTGCTTTGATATTTAGCTAGATTTTCTGCTTGCTTATCCCAAATAACGCAATTAATAAAATCTGCTCCTTCTGGTATTCTACTTACAGCAAGTGTAAAATTTAAAACACTTTTACCACTATTTGTTTTAGCTAAATTTAAATCATTCGCTATTCTTCCTATTAAAACTAATTTATTCATTCTCTACCTCCATTAATACTTCCATTTCTTTAATATAAACTCATCTAAAAGCTCTAGAGCCTTCTTCTCGTTTATAGGTATATCAACATACCTTCTCTTGTTTTCTCTCAAATGTAGTCCTTTTAAGCCCTTAATTTGCTTGTCGTAGCATTGTTGATAACCAATTCTATATAAATTTAATTGATAAGTTAAATATTCCTTATCTAAAGTTGCAGTACGTTTTATATCTCCCAGCATCAAATCATCATTTTGTTTTAAAACTAAATCCAATCTTCCAGCACATAAAGGCACATCATCTTTGAAGATTATAATTGGTATTTCATTATCTACTACTTCAAATTCATATTGTTTTTGTAAGAATTTAAAGTTTTTTAACTCTTTTAAATCTGTTTCTTTACCTTCCTTGCAATAATCTTCTATTGCCTTGTGTGTTTGTGTCCCTAAAATACTAGCTTTCTTTAAAGTATCGCTATTTACAAATTTATATTTATCTCTAAATTTATTACTTAAAATTTTAGTTACACTTGGAATTATAATGCCATCGCACAAATAAACGTGTAATTCATCAATATATTCTAACGTATGCCCCTTGATTATATAGCTTTCCATAAAATCACTCCTTAAGTTTTATTCTTATTGAGCTTTTAACTGGTGTCATTTTTACATAGTTATCATATAATTCTTGATTTTCTTTTTGAAACGTTTTAGTGTCAAAAGTTTCTCTGTCAAATGGTGCAACATAACTAATTTTTAAATCATCTGTTTCAATGCTTAAAATGTTTTCTGCTTCCATTTCACTTAAAATCGCTTGTTTGATAATTTCTTCTTGTTGTTTAATTTCTTTTAGTTGCTTTTCAAAAATTGTTAGTTTATTGCTTATATCTGCATTTAATATTGGTGTATTATTCTCCACTTTTATTAGCATTTTCATCAACTCCTTCTTTAATCTCATTAAATAAATCTCTATCAATATAATAAATCATTTGCAAAATTTCTTTAGCATCTATCTTTAGTGTAATTCCTTCAACTTCACACCAGTTAGATTTTTCTGCGTTATTTTTAAAATAATCTTTTAGACTACTTAATAATAAATCTTTTTTGAAATCTTGTTCACTTCTATACTTATTATCCATTGCTTCCTCCTTTTTTAGCGATTATATCGCTAGCTTGCATTAATGTTAAATCTTCAATTTTAGATATATTATAGTGGTCTAGCATTGCTTGAGTATCACGTACTAATTTTTTTACTTTTTGTATTTGCTCTGGAGTTGCCTTTACAGATTGATATTTTTGTTCAATATCTGTATCAATACTTGCTTCTTTGTCTGGATCATCTCCAGTAGAAATTTTGTAAGCTTTCATTAATGCGTACTTATCTGCATAAGTCATTGCTTTTCCACTTGCTTTATCTCCAGTATCAATTCCATCTGCATAAGTAATAGTATCAATATACTCATCTGGTTTATCGATATTATAAAATCTGTATGTAGTTTCAATTCTCATATACATTGTATAAGTTTTTGATGTTTTTCCATTGTATTCACTTACCTTTTCTAATACATCTTGAGCTATAATTCTTCGGCTAATAGGTAATGAAAACACTCTGTACTTTTGCTCAATAGGCTTTACAGCATCAAGCACATCTCTTTCGCTTACTGCTTTGTAACTTGATTTGTCTGTTACTCTTACTTGCAATCCTTTTTCTACTACACCAATTTCGTTAGTTATTAATTGCATTTTTTCAAATAAATTCATTTCTTTTATATGTATCATAAAATCTGCTACTTCCATCTGTTTTCCTCCATTTTTAATTTTAAAATTTGTAAGCACTTACTATTATCAATTTGAAACATTTTGAATATAGTTTTCTAAATCTTCAACTACTGCTTTTAATTCCTCTAATTGCTCTAAATTTAATTCTTTAACTAATTCTAATGCGTTTTGATAGTCCATAGTTAGTTCGCTCCTTTTTTGAATAAAGTCCAAACATCATCATAATCAAAGACTTGTCCAAATCTTTCTAGAATTTGTACAGATGGATTTCCAGTACCATTTTCAATACTTACATAATGGCTCTTTGAAATCTTTAATTTATCTGCCATTTCTTGCTGTGTTAGATGCTGTTGCATTCTAAAGAATTTTAAATTTAATCTATCCATATTTTTCCTCCTTTCATAAAATAATTATACAATTTTATTATAATTTTCACAATATTTTCTTATCATTTTACAAAAATTTGTTACTTTAATAATGTATTATGTTACATATTTGAAACACTTTTGTTATAATATATTATTGGAGGTGCTTTATAAAATGATAGATAAAAGAAATATAGGTAAAAAATTAAAAGAATTAAGAATTTCTAGAGGTTTAAAGCAATTAGATGTAGCAGAGAAGGTGGGATTGTCTAGACCAGCTATATCTAATATTGAAGCTGGTAAACGTTCTTTAACTCTATCTACCTTAAAAAGATTTTGTGAAGTGTATCAAATTGATATTTCGTATTTTGGTATTGAAACAGATAATTTTGATGAAGCTTTAGATCTAACTTCTAGAATTGAAGTTTTATTTAATAGCGATTTACCAGATGAAAAGAAAGATGAATTATACAGAAAAATAATGCAATTATATTTAGATAGTAGAAAAAGTTAGCTATTTGAAACGTTATCGCCTAAAAAAATAAGCTCATATTCAACTTTTACATTTTCTTGTTCTTCATATAGCTTGATTAATAATTCATAAAATTTTTCTACGTTCATAATTTATTCTCCTTTCATTGCTATTATTATGCAACAAATTTCATTTTTATTCTAAAAAGAGGTGGTAAAAATGCAAAAATTAAGAGTAGTAGGATATGCTCGTGTTTCTCACGATGAGCAAAAAAAATATGGCTATTCCATCAAAACTCAAATAGAACGCATTGAAAAATGGTGCATTCAAGAAAATCATACTTTGGTTAGAATGTATGTGGATGAAGGATACTCTGCCAGCACTATGAAAAGACCACAAATGCAAGAATTACTACAAAATTTAAAAGATATAGATGCTATTGTATTTACAAGGCTTGATAGATTTTCTCGTAACGTTTTAGAAGCAAATCAAGTGTTGCAGACTTTTGCAAAATATAATGTATCAATAATAGCAACAGATGAAGATGTTAGTACAACAGATGCAGATGGCTTATTTAATTTCCAATTAAGAGTATCACTTGCAGAACGTGAATTGAAAAAAGGTAGCGAACGTATTAAAGCTGTATTTGGATATAAAATAAAGCAAGCTCAAGCTATTACTGGAGCATTGCCTTTAGGATATAAAATTGAAGTTATCAATAATGAGAAAAAAGTAGTTAAAAATGAAGATGAAATAGAAATTGTAAATGCAATATTTGATTATTTTATAACGCATCAATCTATTAGAAAAACGATGCAATACATACAAAAAGAATATGGTTATATAAGATGCCAAAATGTATTTAGAAATATGTTAAAGAATGAGCTTTATACTGGCTCATATAGAGGCAATAAAGCTTATACAGAGCCTTATATTACACTAGACCAATATAATCGCATACAAGAGCTTTTAAAGGCTAATATAAAGCAAACTAAAACAGCCAGAGCATATTTATTTAGTGGATTGATAAAATGCAATGAATGTGGATATTCTTTGGCTGGCTCTTGCACTTACGATAAACACGTAGATAAAGAATACTACTATTACAGATGTTCAAATTGCTACTCAAATAATAGATGCACAAACAAGAAGTTCTTTAGTGAACGTAGAATAGAAAAATATCTTATTGAAAATGTAGAAGAATTAATAAAGAGGCATTTATTTAATGTTAAAAACATAAATTCAAATAAGAAAAATATTGATAAAACTAAAAAAAGAAAAAAAGAAATAAATGAAGAATTAGAAAATCTAAATTATATGTTCTTAAAAAAACGTATTAGTAAAAGTGAATATGATAAATTTTATACAGAGCTGGAGAAGGAATTGGCTCAACTTAAACCAGCAAAAAAAGAAAATACAGAGGCTTTGCAAAAGTTCCTTGATAGTAATTGGAGCAACTTCTATTCTGTCATAGATCGTGATAGCAAACGTACTTTGTGGCGAAATCTCATACAAGAAATTCAAATTGATAATAGTTATAATATTACTATTATTTTTTTATAATTTTTTCTTTGACTAACGCACTATCGCCAATAGGCACGTTTATATTAGTACAAGTTTTTATAGCATAAAAAAAGATAGGCAAAAAGCCTACCTTTTAAAGAGTGTTTTAGAAGAAGAAAGAGTATTATGGCGTGTACACATTAATAGTATTCTTTTTAACTCTTTTTTTATACATTTTAATGCACTTTTTCCCAAGCATACCAAGTACCATTATCTTTTCTTCTTGTCCAAATTTCTGTTGAAAAGAAATCAAATGCTAATTGTCTTTGGTATTTATCATTATGCACCATATTTAAAACAAAAAACCAATTTGAGCTGTTGTTTGGAGCATTGCTCATTGCACTTCCCATAAATATAGCAGTTACATCTTCACAAGCTGTATCCCAATCTCCAGTTGTAGCACTTCTACAAATTGAGTTCCAGCCAGATAATCTGCCTAAAATATTCTCATCATTTACAAATAAATCTCCATCTATTTCAAATGAATTTTGATGTTTAGGAAATGAATTTATTGAAACAGAGCTTAATTTCCTATCAAAGAAAGCTATTGGTACACCTCTACCAAGAGTGTAGGTGTAAATCGTATTGCCTAGTTTATCTTGCACTCTAAATTTCATATTCCAAGAATGGTTATTGTCTAAATCAAAAATCTGTTTAACGTTATCTTGTAAATATCCAGTTAAAGTTTTAGTTTCTAAATCATCTCTTTCGATTTCATACCATACACTTACACTATTTTTATTATTTAAACTAGAATATGTGCAATTAGCCAATATGCTTGTTTCTGCATAGAAATTGTTTTTACGTTTAATTGTGAAGTTTGCAGTAGGTGGTATCCAATCTAGAATTTTTAATGTTTCTTTTATTGTTGTTACATATCCTCTGCTATCTGTTATTTTAACTACTGCATCTGCATTTGATGCTAGATTTAAAGTACCCCAAGTAAGAAATTTATCATTTACGGCACTTCCACTTAAAGTGTCGTTTTTTGTTTCTCCATTAATTTCAATTTCAAACTTTTTCAAAGTTGCATATTTTAAAGCTTTAATATTATGTAATTGAAATCTTAAATTACTATGATTTCTTATGATGTATGCTGGATCTTCTGTGATAAGTTGCGTGCTTGCATTAATATCTTCGCCTACAATCCATTCTATTGTAGGATTGGCATTGACAATAGTCAAAGTTTTATCTACGTAGGATGCTTGAGTATTGCCACCAATAGTTGAATAAAGTCCTATTCTACAAGTACAGCTTTTCTTATTTGTACAAGCTTGTCTTAATTGATTTCGTTCATCTTCGGTCAAATTCCAAGTAAATGTGCCTTTAGTACCACTTAAGCTTCTAATTGCTAAATGTGTTCCACTTGGATTTGGCTCTAACCAGCAACTCATAGGTGCATTTGTTGGATTTGTATATGAAAATGAAGGATTTTGCTCATCATTAAAATTATTTGCAGATGAAATAGTTGCAAATCTATCAATTTTAGGTAAAGCCCAGCTTTTACTTCCAGTAACGTTTACTGCTGTATCGAAAATTCCACCTTCTGCATAAGCACTAAATGAGGCATTTCCGTTGTTATCGTGATCTATTGTAAATTGTCCAGTTGCTATTTTTGTGCCATTGTATAGATAAATTCTAGCACTTGAATAATAAACTTGTTGATCGTTTATTTTAACCTTAAAATTGCCAGCTTTATACCAATAGCCATCGTTTATTCCAGCACCAGCTAATTGCCAAGTTATGATAGATTGGTTAGTTGCTGTGCTTTGGCTTTGAACACTCCAGTTGAAAACTAGATACGCACCACCAACATCTCCATAATATTTACTTGTATTAAACCATCCACCAGTTGCCATTACTCATCGCCTCCCATCACACTTACAAGAGCTATACCATCATTGACAAAATCATCATTTTCTATTGTTATAGGTATAAATCTCATTTTATTACATAACGTAATTTCTTCTTCTACTACGGATTTCTTTTGATGAAATTCATCTCTATCTACCCAATATATTTTATTGTTATCTTTATCATATCCAGCGAAGCCCACCTCGTTATTCATCAAAATATACGAGCCATCTTGCCCATACATTTTAAGTCCATTTTTATCTAAAATTGCAATTAAAGTATTGGCTTCATCATATACTTCTAAAATACCATTTTGATTAATATTAGAGCCTAATTTAAGTGTGCCTCCCTTTATCAAGTCGGCTGTTAAATTGATAACGTTGATTTGCTCCATATTTAGCACATTATCTATTGTCCAAGCACTAGAGAAATTCCCATTGATGCCATTTTGCCCAAAGGCTATACCACCATTATTAATCATAATAACATTTCTTGCACTTTCTTTTGGTAAGCTATCTACAATTAATATCTTATCTCCTTCGTATATAACATAAGATGAGCCAAGAGCATTCCAAATCTTATCTTGTGCTTCTTGCAATTTAGTTCCAAGTTCTACTTTTAAAACTGCGTTATTTTCGTTTATTTGATTTGCAGTTTGCTGTGAGATTTTATTTACCAATCCAGATAATTTAGGCTGGAAATTACCAAATTCAAGCTCTTTGTATTTATTCAATATACAATCATAATCAAAGCTTAAAATATGAGTGATTAAATCAATTCCTAAACGTTCATCAATTACTTTAATTGTATCTCCAACATCACTTACTTTTTCTAAATTAGCTCTTAAAACATAGTTTACTTTTGGTATGGAGTGTTCTTCTACGTATGCTTGAGCTTGCTCTCTTAAATTCTCAACTAAAGCTTCTTGATATGCTTCTACATTTGGATTTCCTTCATCATCTAAATAATCATCTTGCACAATCTCTGTTTGGTTAAATTCTTGCACTCTTGTATATGGTATATCATATTGAATATCACTATATACATATAATTCATCTAGCAATAGTCCTTCTTTTCCTACTGGTAAAAGTTTTGTAGTAACTTCATTCCAATTTTCTGTTGCTTGAATTTCTTTTAAATTCTTCTTATAACGTATTTCTATGCCATTATCTTGCCCAATTTCATCTAAAATTTTAATTGTCCAGTTATCTCTTACTAGATGTCCTCCCCATCGCTCTAAAACAACGTTTATTGCTTCATATAGCGATTTTCTAACGCATCTGTAAGAATTTATATTAGCTATGTTAGAAAGTGTTGTAAATGGGCTTGGTGTGTCTGTTGCCATATTTAAATGATCTAGAGCATCGTTACAATTCTTATCTACTACATAGCTATCTCTAATAACATAATTTACTGCATCATAGAATACGTGATAAGCTTTAGCATAGATTTTAAATTTAGTCTTTTGAATTTCATTTCCAAATCTAAAAGCTTGTTCTCCTTGTGGAGTGTCTGCAACTACTATATTGTTAGCTACAATATAATCTGCATAGCTTAAATCTGTTTCTAATTCTAAATAGAAAAGCCCATTATCCTCTTTATGCACTACGGCTTTGAGTGGGGATACTACTATATCCCCATTTGAGCCATAATTTTTATCTATTGCGTTAAATATTTTAATCATTTTTGCACCTCCTTTATAAAAGGTTTCGTGATTTCAATTTATCCCATTGGCTGTCTATATAGCTATCTCCACCAAGAGCATTATATTGCTCCTTGATTTCATAGGCTCTTTTTATTTGTTCTTGTGTTTTAATTTCGCCTTTTTCTAAATCTGCCATAAAATCTGCTAGATATGTTTTTTCACTACTCAAAATAGCTTGATTTATCTTTGCATCTAAAGCATTTATTGTATCTAGTTTCTTTTTGTTTGAGTTAGAAATTAAAGCTTGTAAAATTACCCCTATTGTACTTATCGCTGTTATTGTTATTTCTATCATACTCTCAAACCTCCTAAATCCATCTTGAATAGTTCTCTATTTCAAATTTCTTAACAATTCCACTAAAGCTAATCTTGTTTTCTCCTACTTTTAAAACAAAATTATCATAGTTTCCAGTAACTAATCTGTTTTTTAAAGCTTTAGTTTCTTTGTTATATGCTTGCATCTCTGCAACATCTATCGTAATCTGTTCTTCACTACCTAAATTGATATCAAATAGTTGTATATCGTTTAAATATACTCCTATATTTCCTTCTCCATAGATTGTGAATATAGGTTTAGAATAGATGTTACCACTATTTGTGATGGTTATTGGTTTGCTTTCTGTATAGCTAACATCCAAAGATAAAGGCATATTATTTACTTCTGGATTTGTTTTAATTTTAGTTAAGCCTTTTTGGTTATAGATATTATCTAAAGCATCTAGTTGCGTTAGTAATGTTTCATCTGTTATTTCTTCTTCTGTTGGAGTGGCTAGAACATAATATAATGTTACGTTGTTGTTAGATAACCAAGTTTTGAATTTTGCTAATTTAGTATTATTATCATCTTCAACATTTATTTCTGCTAAAAGATTATCTATTGAAATATAAGGTCTATCATTTCCACTAACAATAACAATTCTATTTGAAGTTGATGAACCTTTAATAAATTTATTTGATAGATAATTATCTGTTTGTGCGTAAGTTGGTAAATACCATCTGTAAATTGTTCTCTCTGTTGGAGTACTAGCAGAGCCTTGAAAATTCATTTGTTCACTTCCATCAAGCACTACTTTCCCTATCTCCTTATGCACATACCATTTACCATTATTCTTATATAAATAATCTTGATAGTCTCCTATTTTGCATAGTTCTAGTGTGCCTAGATTTATAGGATAATCTGTTTTAGAGTATGGAACGTAGTCTGTTGCGGTTGAGCCTTCTTCTAATTGGCAATTTGTTAAATCACTTGGTGTTATAGCACTATCTCCAATATTTCTAAAAACAAATTTTATACCTTTTCTTTCTGTTAAAGTAAATGTATAAGGCGAAGTTTGCCAAGAAGTGTTACCTAATTTCTCCCATACACCACCAGTTGAATAAATATGATAGTTAACATTTGTTGGCGTATCAAAACTAATTGTATATGTTCCAGCATTTAAATATAGTATTTCATTAGTTCTTATTCTAGTAGTATCTCCAGAAATAACACCAGCACTACTTATTTTTCCTTGTTCAACATTAGCACTATCAAACAAATTCTTCCCACTCACACTTACAACATTATTTCCAGTTACTTTATTTATTTCACTAGCTCTATCTGGGCTTGGTGCTGGTGTTACAACGTTATATTTTAAATTAATGTATGGATATTCCTTTGCTGGAGTTGAATTAATATAACTTGTTTCTTGTAGTTCAGCAGTATGTAAAGCATCTAATTGAGCTATTAAAGAAGTATCTGTTATTTCTTCTTCTGTTGGAGCAATAAGTGTATAAACAATCATACTATTACTTGCTAACCAAGTTTTAAATTCACTTACACTATTTGCTATTGTTTTTGGTACTCTAAATATTATTCTTCCACCACTATTTTTTTCTTGATAAATACCTATCTTATCATAAGCATAAATAGAAGATACGTAAGGTAAAATATTAGAAATTGCTATTGCATCCCTTCCAAAATTAGTTCCAAGAACACAATACATACAATAAGTTTTATTATCGGTATTGCCATTCCAGTTTTGAACAAAATTAGTATTCTCATCAAATTCATATTTTCCAATCTCTTTATGCTTATACCATTTACCATTTCTTTTAAATAAATAGTCTTTATAATCTCCTATTTTGCATAGTTCTAGTGTGCCTAGTGATATTGGATGTTCTTTATTTAAATATGGAGCAAAATCTGTTGGAGTTGATCCATATTCTGCTTGAATACTCATTGTTCCTTGAGTAGCTCCATTGTGTCGCATATACCATAAATATCTAAAAGTTATATTTTCTTTCACAATGGAATATGTACCAGTATTGACTTTTCCTCGACCGCCAAGTCCAACATGATCGCTATTATGAATTTGTCCGGGAATTAAATATTGATGAGTATTATCTGCTTTTCTAAAATCAAGAATAGCACCATTTGTTGATTGATTTTCAAATATTAAATTATCAACAATTAATGAAACTGTTATTGCATCTATTGTTTTATCCTCTCCTAAATCTAATAATAAAGTATGAGGATAATCTTTTACTTCAACATTTTCCGGAAAATTAGCTAGATTTTTTCCACTAACTCTAACAACATTTTCTCCAGTAACTACTTTGACTTCACTTGGATATTGTGGAGATGGTGTTACTTTTCCATAAGGCTCAAATTCTTGTGCTTCTGTGCCTTCTACTAGCATTGGTTTAAATATTGCATTATCCAATGTTACACCTCTAGCAATTGAAAGATATGCGTGTACAGCATCATCACTATGAGAATTAAATTGTACTCCATTACCAGTATCTGCATACCAAGTAGTACCTTCTATTATAAAATTATAAGTATTTAGACTTCCACCAGCCATACATCCATTTAAGAAATAATCTGTGTCTTTCTTTATTGCAAGATAATGTGTAGTCATATCTAAATTTGGTAGATATAATTGAATTAGATTTGTAGCAGTACCATTTAAAGTAATTGTACCATCTCCGTTGTTTGTAATAGTTATACCATAAAATTCTTGTGTTGCTGGAGCAGTTATTTGCAATAAGTTTTGGCTTTCGTGTTGGTCTTGGCTTGTATTTCCTTTTAAAGTAATGTAATTTTCTTTGCTTGGATCTACATCATTTACTGCAAGATTTGTATCTTCATTCTCATTGCCTTCTTCTGCATCAATAGTATCTTGATGCGTATCGCCTTTTAATTTCTCCATTTGTAGCTTCTCATTATTGGTATCTGGCAAATCAATTTCACTACCACTTGCAGTTTTAGTTTCCATTTCTTCTGTTTCTTTGCCTTCTGTTGTTGAGTATTTAAATGGCTGTACGTGCATCATTACATCTGCTGTTCTAAATCTAATTAGTTTTTCAAAGTCTATTTGCTCTAAAATCTTATAATTATAATATTTGTTTGGCTCATTTGAAAATACTACAATTCCTTCGCTATCAAAATATTTAATAACTTCGTTTATATCAAAATCTCCATATAGTCCAATAGAAAATACTTTGTCATACGCACCATAGCCAAGAGGTGTTACAATATCTCCATCTCTACCATCGATTTCTTCGATTTCTGCACGTATTCTTGGTTTAGTTATTGGAGGCAGATTTTGAATTAAAAGTCCTTTAATTTCATTTGAATTTTTATTATTTAAAATAATATAATCTCTCATATTCCACCTCCTCTAACTATAAATAGCTCTTGCTATTGTTTTTTCAACAAATTTGCCAGCTACTTCATCATCTAACTCAATTTTCATATCACTTAAAGCTGTTTTGAATGAATTTATGAGTAAAGCTTGATTTTCTTCGCTCATATTTCCATTTAAAGAGCTTTTTATTTTTCCATAATGTAATTTGTTTAACTCGATAGAAGTTGAATTTAAACCAGTATTTAGGCTGTCTGCTAGGCTAACACCAAAATTAGAGTATTTTTTAAGTGTTTTTCCTTCATTTTTGTTCAATCCTACATCATATCCAGCTAAAAGTTGTTTAGCCATATCCTCTGTTTTTTTAGAAGGGCTATGAATGCCAAGAACATCTTTTAAACTATTTAATAAATTGCTACCAAAATTAGCTACTGCATTGAATATTGAGCTTCTAGAATTTCTATTGTCAATACCATTTCTCATACCTTGTAAGAAATTAATTCCAATGCCTTCTGTTACTTTAGATGGGCTGTGTGTTTGGAATGTGTTTTGCATTACCCAAATCATATCATTTGCTAAAGATGATACAGATCCAGTTAATAAACTTCTTTGATAAGGATTGTCTGTACCAGCTTTTAAACCAGTTACTAAATTAGTTCCTCCATTTTGTCCTTGTTGATTTAAAATTGTACTAACTTTACCAGCTTCTTTTCCCATTTCTGCATTTAAACCACTAATGCTTCTAATTGCTACATAAGAATTATTGTTGATGCCATCTTTTAAGTTAGCTGGAATGTTTGCACCAGCTATTGAAGCTACTTGTGTTGCTTTTGTGAATTGTATCCAGCTATTTAAAGCATTATTTGCTTCTTCAACAGATGCTTTACCACTTAAGATGTTTTCTTTTAAGTTTTCTGGTATTCTCCATCCACTTGATGAAGTTGTAGCTAAAGCTTGATTGAATTGTATCCAGCTATTAAGTTGTGTCATAGCATCATCAACAGATATTTTTCCGTTTTTAACGTTCTCTGCTAAATTCTCTGGTATTAAATATCCACTTTCTTGAGCTTTACTTAATGCTTGATTAAATTGTATTGCTTGATTTACTTGTGCTATTGCTTCTTCAACAGATGCTTTTCCATTTAAGATATTTGCACTAATGCTTGTAGGAATATTTGCTCCAGCAAGTCCAGCATTTTGTAAAGCTGTATCAAATGCAATCAATTTATTTAAATCTTCAACACTTTCTGGCACTACGTAATTTCCAGCTCTCATTCCATCTGCTAATGCTTTTGGAATTTCTACACCTTGAGCTTTTGCAAGCTCTGTTAAAGCATTGATTTTTTGAGTTATTTCAGCTTGTGAATACATTTTTTCTGCGTATTTTTGTGTTTTATCATATTCTGCATTTAAGTCTTTTACAGCTTGTTTGTTATTGTTTACAGCATCTACGCTCTCTTGATATGTATTGTAAGCTTGATCTCTTAAACTTACTAATGCTCTATATTGTGCATAGATATATGAGTTAGTATCATATATAGCTACACCATACTTTTCTTCAAATTCTTGTACTTTCTTTTGAGCTTCTGCGTAAGCATTATAGTTATCTGTTTGTTGTTGTATTAGTTCATCTCTTTGCAATTCTAGTTCTACAATATCTTTTGTGATGTTTGCCAATTCTTCTTGAGCTACTTTTGCTTTCATATACTCTTGTTGAGCTGTTACATTATTTTTTAAAGCCTCTGTACTCATATTTAATTTATCTGCTTCTTCATCGTATTGTAGATTTAAATTTGGCATTATCTCATTTAATTGATTGATTAATTCTTTCATTGTAGCTTTTTCTGCATTTGTTTTATTCTCAACTTTAGATAAAGTATCAATTCTTTCTGCTAGCATTTGGGCTGTTTGTCCTTGTACTTGTGCATCTTTTATAGCCTCTTGTCTAGCTGTTTTATTTTCTGCAATGCTCTTGTTTAACTCATTTTGTTTATCTATTAAAGCTTTTGTTGCTTTGGCTTCCTCTGTTTGTGCATTTGCACTTTCTTTAGAAGCTTTTACAAGTCCATAGACTACTGCTGTTAAGCCAGCTACTGCTGTTAAGGCTAAACCTATTGGATTTGTAGCCCAAGCATATTTTAATAGATTTACTGCACTTGTTAAAAGTCCAGTTGCAGTTGTTGCTCCAGTTGTTGCAGTTACTAATGTTCCCATTGTTGCACTAAATACTTTTGCTCCAGTTGCAACTAATTTCATTGTTGTAAGCATTGAGCTTAAAGTCTTTGTAAATGTTAATATTTTAGTTACTGCAAATGCTCCTACTAATAGTCCTACTGCTTTAGTTAAAGTTTTAATACCTTTTTCGCTATTTGCAAGTTTAGTTAAACCATCTATTGCTTTTTGGATTTGTGGCTGGAATTTATTAAATAAAGTAATACCTAAATCGATAAAATTATTCTTCATTATTTGTATTTTAGAAGCTGTTGTTTGGTATCTTTTTGTTGCTTCATTGCTTAATGCTACATCTTCTTGCCAAGCCTTATTTCCAAGCTCTATGGCACTATTGAATACATCTTTTGCTTGTGTTGCTCTTAAAATTGTATCTCTTAAACGTACTTCTTCAATGCCCATATCACTTAATACACCTATTGCAGATTTTCCATTACGTTCTGTGTCGCCTAAACCAGCAAGAAATGCTTGAATTGCTTTTGTAGCATCTTGTTCAAATGCCTCTTTAAACTCGCTTGCAGTCATATTTGATACATTTGCAAATTCCTCTAAAGTATCTCCACCATTTTCGCAAGCCACTTGCATATTTATCATCAATTTACTAAATGCAGTACCACCAGCTTCTGCTTCTAGTCCTACACTTGATAAAGCTGTCGCAATAGACATAATTTGTGCTTGAGTTAGTCCAATTTGAGTTCCAGCAGATGCAAGTCTAGTTCCCATATTGACTATATCTGCTTCTGTTGTTGCAAAGTTATTTCCTAACGCAACTATTGTAGAGCCTAATTTAGAATAGTCATTTGCACTCATTTTTGTTACGTTTGCAAATTTAGCTAGAGCAGATGATGCTTCTTCACTTGATAGATTTGTTGCATCTCCTAGCATAATCATCGTTTTAGTAAATGAAGCAATATCATCTGTTTTTATTCCAAGTTGTCCAGCACTACTTGCTACTTCTGCGATTGCACTTGCACTCTGTGGCATTTGTTTAGCCATTTGTCTAATATCTGTATTTAATTTATCCAGTTGCTCTGCTGTACCATCGACCGTTTTTTCAACATTTGTAAATGAGCTTTCATAGTCAATTCCAGCTTGTATTAAGTCTTTAAATCCATCTTTAACTTTTCTCAAAGCATCTGTTGCTAAATTGGCTAAAACACCTTTCATAACACTAAAACCATCGCTTGCGTGTCTTGCGTTTTCTCCAGCATCTTCAATGGCATTTCCCATTTCTTTTGTTGGATTTTTAGCTTCTTCTAGTCTTTGTGATAGGTCTTTTACTGCGTTTTCTGTTTTAGCTACATCTGCTTTAGCATTGTTCATTTTAACGTTGTAATCTAGTAATGCTTTGGCATTTGCATCTTGATTTTTTTCACTATCTTTTAAAGCTTTAGAATAGTTTTTTACTATTTTTTCTTGGTCTTGATACTCTTGCGAAGTCTTGCCTAAAGTTTGCTCATATTCATCTAATTTAGCTTTTTCATCTTGATATTCTTTTGCTAGTTTATCGTGTGCTTGAGTATTTAATTTCACTTGCTCTAGCATTCTAGAATATTCATTTTGCATTTGACTAACTTTAGCTTTTTGATCGTTTAAAATTTGTGTCATTTTAGAATATGCTTTAGTTAAGCCTTCAACAGAGGTATCATTTTTGCCATATTCATTAGTTACTATCTTCATTTCACTAGATAGCACTTTTAGATTATTTGTTATGTTTTTTATGGCTCTGGTGTACTCGCTTTCGCCTTTAAGCTTTATTGAGCCTCCTAAACTCATTTATTTACACCTCCTTTTATTTAAACCACAATTCATTTTCGTATTGTTGTTCATCTAACTTTTCGTATGTTGTTTTATTTGCGTGCATCATAAGCTCTAAATCAAAGATAGATTTATAATGTGAATAGTTTTTATTAAACTCTCGCATTGTCATTCTACCTATTTCTTTAGTAGTCATCATAAATTTTGTTCTCCCAATAAAGAATAGCCAACTAAAATCTATTGGTTTAGCTTCTTCCTCATCGGGAATTACACGTTTTTTGTTTCATCGCTTTTTGTGTTTTCAACTACATTTCTTTGTAGTTTAGCATTAGCTTCTTCTAAACCTACTTCGCTAATAATTCTTCCAACTTGTTTTAATGTAAGTGGCTTTCTGCGTTGCTCTTTTTCTACATCTTCGTTATATATATCAATACCTTCATTAAGCATTGCATAATAGCCATAAATAATAGCATTTGCGTTTGGCTCATCTGCATCTGTTAAGTCTGCCCAAGCTTGCAAAGTACCATATTTGTCTTGAATTACTCCCATAGAATTTAGATTAAAAGCTAATATATATTTTTCATTTTTATATTCAATTTCTTCATATTTTTTCATTTCATTACCTCCAATAAATATAAAAAAGAGGTGGATTTATTTTGCTTTATCCACCCCAAAAGTTTTTAAGATTTTGCCATTAAGCCTTCTAGATATGTGATGGCTTCTGCTTTAGTATCAAATGTTTTAGTTTTATTCCAATCTCCATTAGCAAGAGATGAAATAGTTCCTCCTATTGATATTGTGCTAAATGATACGTTTTCGCCTTTTGTTTCGTTATCTTGTGATGGCTCTGCAAATTTTACTTTGTGTAAAAATTCTACTCTGTATTTGTATGCTCCATCCTCCATAAGAGTTACTACTCTACCTACTGCAACGTAAGGTGCAACATCATTTACATTCTTAACTAATTCTCCACCTTCTCCTAAAGTGTGTCCTAATAGATCTGCTTGTGTTGCATTATCAAATCTATCAATTCCCATTGTGCAAGTTCCACTTTGGAAAGATGTATCGCTTTCTGCTAGTCCATCATCTGCAAAAAGTTTTGCATCATTGTTTGTTATACTTGTTGAAAAGCTTACTGCTTTTGCTGGTTTTTTAGCTCCATCATAAGAAGCTTTACCATCTTGTGCTTCTGTAAGTTTTGAGTATCTAAAATTGTTTAAACCTACTTGTGCCATTTGTCTATACCTCCATTCTTGGAATGGCAAAATTTAGTGTCTTATGATAAAACTTTGTGTCTGTATTATACATATCTCCACTAGATTTATCTAGTTGCCACCTAAAGCCATTCTCTTTCATTTTTTGTTTAACACTTTCTATGACTTTTAAATAGTTTCCTTTTGAATATATATCTATATCATAGTAGTCTATGTAACCTATTAATTCATCATCTCCATCTAACGCATCTTCTGCATCAACTTGAGAATACACTATGTATGTATCTGCTTTGCCATTGTATTGTATTAAACTTACTGGTATGGCTTTGCCATCAACTTCAAAATCTTTAAATATTCTTTCAATTAAACTATTCATTCTAATAATCCTCCACTTAATTCTTTTTGAGCTTTAAGCATAGCTTGCTCAATCTGCTTCTTTTTAAAAGACTTTCTAAAGAATGGATGCTTTGGATAGTTACCTTCACCATTGTCTGTCCCATACTCAAATAAATTTACTACTAAAGGTGCTGGAGTAAGAACACCATTTTCATTCTCAAAATAGCCATCAAATAACACCTTGCTATTAATAGCATTATCTGTTGGTGTTTTATATACTTTTGATATTTTTAAATTGTTTACTAGCTTGCTTTCTTTAAGACTAGCTGGCATATTTTCAGTAATATTCTCATATACAACTCTAGCTCCAGCTTGTGTCATTCCACCAAAGATTTTTTCAAAGTTTTTATCAATACTTTGTAAATCTTTTATTACTTCATCTGGTAAATCCATTTCAAATTTAGCCACTATTGTGTAACCTCTTTTGCTTGTATTTCCAGCTCTACATTGGCTTCATCTACATTATTTAAATATTCTATTGTGTATGTTTTATTTTTAAATTTAAGAAGCATTTTGCGTGTGATTTCAACTTTTGGATAACGGATTGTAAAGTTGGTATAAGCTTTTTCAAAATCGCTGTCATTTGCTATTAAAGTAAAACCTCTTGTAGTTTTTACTTTTGCGTGGCATCTTAAAACTTCTACTTCTTGAATTACTGGAAATCCATCATCATCTTTTGTTTCTACTACTTCATAGATAGTAATCTTTTTATTAAAGTTACCAGCATTGATTTGTTTTAAACTTTCTAGACTATATCTGCTACTACTCATTTTCTGCCTCTTTTGGTAGTAAATTTTCGCTGTACATACCTAGAATTGTTTGAACAACTTTATTTAAGTTATCCTTATCTGGATATAGTGTTCTAGTATCCCACATATCTTGGCATAGCACTAATACTACTATTACAAAATCTGGATGCTTATCTAAATCATCAATGCCAGTATAACTTTTAATAAAATTCTTTGCTATTTCTAAATAGCCATCTAAAGTGTTTCTATCTTTTTCATCTGCATCATCGATTATGATATAATCTATCAAATCTTGATTTGTAATTTCACTTACTTTTTTTAAACTCATTTTTTTGCATCCTCCTTACTAGAGGATTTTACCTAAACAACAAAAAAATTATTTATTTATCCTCTTTTTGAGCCTTCTTTTTAGCTTCTACTTTTTCTGCTTTCACTTCTACTGCGTGTCCAGCTTGTATTAAGTCTTTTGCTATTTTCTCATCTACTATTTCTTTAACTTCGCCAATATTCATTGATATTTTACCAACAAAACTTTTTAGAGCTTTTAATTTCATTTAAAACACCTCTATTAAGCAGTTTTTAATACAAGTTTTGCAATTTTTTGCTCATCTGCTAGTTTTGCATCAAATTCAATGAATGCTACGATAGTAGTTAAGTGGTTAATAGCTTGTACTTGATCTAGTATTTTCATTTCTACATCTTCACTTACTTTTACAGCAAGTCCAGAGAAATCTCCATAGAAGATAGCAGTTTTTCCAGCACCAATTCCATCTACTTGGTCGCTACAATAAACATCTCTACCTAATAGAGTATAGCCCCATTTTGAATTTAAATCTTTGTTTAATAGATATTGTCCTTCTTTATCTTTTAATTTTCTAATAGCACTTCTAGTTGTTCTATTCATTATCCAAATAGATGCACCTTGATATTTATCAACTACTTTATCTTGAACATCCATTAATTCATCTGTTGTAATAGCTGTTGCACTTTCTGTTGTAACTATCATACTTGCTGGAATTGTAGATAATCCTTCTACTTTACCATTTGTACCTTTTAGAAGTTCTCCTTCAATGAATATAGCAATAGCTTGAGCCATTTTAGCAATTACAAATCCAACAATATCAAATGCACTATTATTAATTAAAGAGTTAGATACATAAGATAGAGTAGATGCTAAATATCCATCTAATTCGATATTTGTAAGTTTTAATTCGTTTGGAGTTGCAGATGTTCCTTCTGTTACATATTGCATTGATAGTGTAGAAGTTTGTGAATTATATTTTGGTAATGTGATTTTACCTTTAATATTATATCTATCTGCAAGTCTAAAGATTGGAGAAATTTCAACAACTTTATCAATGATTTTAGAAGCAATAGTTGATGGTATAGTTGCTTGACCATCTGCTTTAGTTGTAAAAGTTTCGTTTTTATAATTTCTAATCATATTTTCAAAAACTTTTGCATCTTTTTCTTCGTTTGTCATTTCTGCCATTGCAACTTCTGTTTTTGGTACTTCTCTTAAAGATACGTTTTGCATTCTTTCGTTTAAAGCAATAGTTCTGTCTATATTTTTTACTTCTTTTTCTAGATTTTCAAATTTTGCGTTTTCTTCATCTGTTACTGCTCTGTTTTCAACTTTTGCAGTATTTAAGATGTTTTCCATTTGTGCTACTTTAGCATTTCTTGTTTCTACTAATTCTTTTTCGTTCATCTTAACATTCCTCCTTTTTTAATGAACATAATTTTTGCTCATAATTTGAATAGTCAATTTGAGCTTTTTCAACAACATCATTTTGTTGTTTAGGTCTTGAATTTTCAACTAAATCTTGTGGAATATGTTTATAACTATTTAGCATTCCTTTAGTTAGGTTTACTGGTACATTCTTTGCTGTATCTAAATAATTGATTTTAAAGAAATTTCCTATAAACATATCATCTTTTTCATTTCCACTAAACCAAGTTTCATTTTTTATTAAGTCTTTAATTTGAGCTTCATCTACTTTTGCTTTCTCCATATACATTGGTATCATCATATCATCTTCTATGGCATTTAAAGCATTGATTTCTTTTTCTAAATCTTCGCTATTTCCCATTGCAAAAGTCATAGGCTTATGGATCATCATAATAGAATTTCTATAAACATTGATTTCATCTGCCACCATACATAAATATGTTGATGCACTAGCACATAAACCATCTATGAAGCTATGTATCTTTGCTCCAGTTTCATCTCTAAATCTTCTTATCATTGATACTAGAGTTGAGCTTGCAAATACACTTCCTCCACCAGAATTAATGTAGATATTAAAATCTTTTATGCCTCTGCCTTTTAAATCATCAAGTTCATTTTTAAATTCTATTGGATCTACTTCTGTTTCACTTTTTTCTCCAGTAAACCAATCTTCTTGCTTTTCATCTACGATTGTTCCATATACATAGAAATCTGCACTATTAGAGGTAATATTGGTAAAATACTTATTCATTTTCCACACCTCCTTTCTTACTTGCTCCAAATTCGCCATTTAAGGCATTTTTATTTTTTTCTAATGTATTATCATTACTGCTTTTTGTGAATTTTGCAGTTGCATTTGTATTTGGTATGTAGAATTGTTGTGTTTCTGTATCAAATAATACACTTGCTAGAGTAAATGGTATAATATCCATTCCTTCAATACTATTCATATTTTCTTCTTTACGGATTTCATTGATTGTCATCATACCAATATCTTTAGCTAGCTTATAAGCTTCAAATCTTTCTTTGATATTTGCTTTAACAATTTCTTTTACATCAAACTCAAAGAAATAGTTTTTCTTTTCACTTTCTAAAAGCATCACTTCATTTATTGCACAAGTGAATGCTCTTATAATAGGATAGATTGCCTCTTTAAAAGTTAAGTCAAAATCATCGTGAATGTGAAATACTTTTTCAATTTCTTTTTCTAGATTTTCTTTACTTTCGTTTAATTGCATCTCAACACTTGAATTTGAGCTTTCTTGGAATTTTAAGCCGTTATTTAAAACAACTACGTTTTCTGTATTATTTGCATACATCTTTCTCCAAGCTTCTTTTAACTTATCAATAGCATCTTGTGATAATTTATTTTCACTTTGCAAAAATCCTTTTTTATTACCACCAGTTTTGACTAAACCTAGTTGATAAGTCAATGTGCTAAAGGCTGTTTCTAAAGCTTTGGATATTTCTTGTACTACACCTCTACCAGTTGCTCCATCTTTAGTATTTCTCAAAAATTTTAAAACATCGTAATATTTCCAGTATTTTGTGCCTATTAGAAACGTTACGTATTTAAAAATTGGATCTGGATTGTTATATGGTGCTACATAGATTGGCTCAACATATTTTATTTGTTTAATATTATTGCCATCTCTAATTAATACTCCATAACCATTTCCATCAAGTAAATAATCTTCTGTCCAAATCTTCTTCATTTCATAAGCATTTAGTACATCTCCAGTAGAGCCATTTAGCATTCTTACTCTAGCATCGTTTCTTATTTCTTCTATTTTGCCTTGATTATAGTGATATAACTTAATAGGCATACTTGCTATAATTCCACTAATTAAATCTACTGCACTTGATACTGCTGGTAAGGTCATTGCTTTATTTCTATCTATATTCTCGCCTTTTAACAGAGCTTCAAGTAATACATCACTTGGATCTCTTGCTGGTGGTGTTTGTGTTATATCAACATCATTTTTAAATAAAGATTTCACTCTGTTTATAAATCCCATTCTTCCCACCTCCTTCTCTTACTAAAATGTTTGTACTACAAAATCTGTATGATTTAAGAAATAATCTTGCTGTGCTAAATACATAGCATTTATCAAACTTACTACCATATCTACTTTGCCATTTGATTTCTTCTTGTTTACATACATATTCTTATTTGTATCAAAACTGCATTTTGCATTTTGGAAATTGATTTCAAGCAATTTATTTTCTGTATATTGTAGCTCTTGATTTAGTATTTTCTCTTTTAAAAGCTTTGTAGGGCTATGCAATGTACTTGAATGCTGTCTTACCTCTACCATATTTAATCCAGCTTTCTCAAGCTTCTGTGCAGAGCTTAAAGCATTCCATCTATCATAAGCCACTCCAACTATTTGCACACCTAATTTTTTTTCTAGATTTAACACAAAATCTTCAACTACTGCATAATCTATGACTTTATCGCCACAAGCAATGACTTTATCTGTTTTTGACAACTCATAATAGTTTATCTTTTCGCTTACGGATTTCTCTGTTATTCTACCTTCTGGAATAAAAGCAAAGCTGTCTGCATAAATTGTTTCATCTTCTTCATCTACTGCTACCATTGAAACAGAAGTGTTATCGTTACTTTCACTCAAATCTAGTCCTAAATAAACTAATTTGCCTTCCCAATCAATTTTAGCTACCTTACAATCTTGAACATTTTTTACATCAATGTAAGTTTCTGTGCCTACACCTTGATAAATTATGTTACAATTCTTGGTCACAAATTCTTCACGTTTATTTTCCATCGCAATGGCTAATGCTCTTTGCTTTAAAAGGTCTTGCCAAATCTCTGGAATTTCCAACGATACTGGATTTGCTTGTTGCATTATTAAATCATTTGTTTCCCAGCCTTTTACTTCATCTGGCTCATATAATAAGCTAAATCTTGTTTCATCTTCTTGTAAGCCATCTAAAACTTTTTTAGAGTATGCTACTTCATCTTCAAATGGATTTTGAATTGTAGTGTATTTGGTGCTAATCATCATACCTAGTTTATTCTTAACACCAATTTGTCCTTTTTGCATAGCTTCTATTGGATAGTTAGTAGGTAATGCTCCAACTTCATCTGCAAGCCACGCATTTGGCATTCTACCATCCATTCTAGATGTACTAAAAGCAAGTGGTCTATACTCTGTTTGCGTTGGTTTAAATAGTATGTAATCTCTCAAAAGTTTAAATCTCTTTTGGTCTTTATACTCATAAAGTAGAGGGCTGGCTTTTATTGTTTCACTTATTGCATTCTTAACCTCTTTAGATAAAGCTCCATCTGGTGCTACACTAAAGAATTTGCTAAATGGTGGCTCGGTTAAGAATAAAATAATGAACATCGTAGCGATTGTATATGTTTTAAAGTTCTTTCTGCATATCTCTAAAAGTATTGTTTCATATCTTCTTTTATCCATCCTATCTCTATGCACTACTGCTAGAGTGGAATAGGTAAGCCATTGATAACCACAAGTACATTCATATAGTGTTTGCCCAGCTTTTAAGCCTTTTGGCATAATTAGAATTTTTAATATGTTCTCAATTTGCTTGATTTTCTTTTTGTCTATTACATATTTCTTTTCTTTATCCTCACATACGTTCATAAAGTTTTTCATCTCTAATTTAACGTATTTTGGAGTTGTTTTTTTATTTATATTGGCTTTGCAGTATTCATAGGCTTTAATCATCTGCATCATCGCCATTAATGATTTTTACTAATGGATCATCTTCACTACCTTCATTTGCAAAGTTCTTAATAATCTTAATCAATGTTGATAGTGTTTTATTTGCACTATCTGTTGTTCTATTAAACTCTGTGATAGCTGGATGTGTGTAATAATTGCCTCTGTCTTTTACATATTCTTTAGTAACTAGCACATCGCTTTCATCTATTGTTTCTTTTAGCCTTGCTAGTATAGTAATTTGTGTATTATATCTTTCTAAAGTGGTATTAAACAAAGGATTTTTATCCACACCATATTCTTCTGCCATTTTTCTAATTTCATCTATGCTTTTTAGTGTATCATTGCTTTTCATCTCATTTACACCTCCTATTTGCTTGCATAAAATTATTTGTAAATTTTTTATGTAATTTATTTAAACTTTTCTACAAAATTTTTAATTATTTTTAAAAATCAATCCAAAAAAACTCAAAAAATCACTATTTTTGTACACGAAGG